GGTGAGGATTTCATCGTAGACCTCGATATGGAATTAGGCGGTATGGAGTATGTACTCTACAGTACACACAGCCACACAGCTGACAATCCTCGCTATCGTGTGATTATCCCCGTCGATAGACCTATGACACCGGATGAGTATCAAGCAGTCTCGAGACGGATTGCAAATAACATCGGCATTGAGTTCTTCGACCCATCAACACACCAGGCTGAACGGCTTATGTACTGGCCTAGTCATCCTAAGGATGTGGAGTACGTTTATCAGCATAGCGAAGGCTCACTTGTTTCAGTAGATACCTATTTGAGTACTTACAGAGACTGGCGAGATACGAGCCTTTGGCCAACATCGGAGAAGGAATCACAGATTCGTCTTGATGCGGCTAAGAAGCAAGGTAACCCATTAGAGAAAAAAGGCCTTATTGGTGCTTTTTGTAGGAGTTACAGTATCACGGAAGCGATACATAAGTTTCTCCCTGAAGTCTATGAACCTACAGCTGTAGAAGACCGGTACACATATGTAGCCGGTAGCTCTGTAGGTGGCTTAGTGATTTACGATAACGATACTTTTGCTTACTCCAACCATGCAACTGACCCAATCAGCGGTAAGCTCGTCAATGCGTTTGACCTTGTCCGGATCCACTTATTCGGAGATAAGGACCCAGCAGATGAGACCAGCGTCACCAAATTACCAAGCTACAAAGACATGATAGACTTTGTCAACGAAGACGGCGCAGCACCAATCCTGCTCGATAAGGAACGTATGGCGGATATGGAGTTCGAGGATATCACAGACGATGACGAGGACTTTTTATCGAAGCTAAAGCGTGATAAAAACGGTACCCCTAAATCTGATGTATACAACTGCCTCGTGGTTCTTAAGCAGGACCCTTCTTTAAAAGGTAAAATCCGCCTCGATGAATTCGCGCACCGCTTAGTTGTCATTGACGATTTGCCGTGGCGTGGTAAGGACGAAACCCCTTACTGGACAGATACCGACGATGCGTGCCTTCGTAACTACTTCGCTACGAAATACCTTATTAAGGGTAAGGGCATTATCGATGACGCCCTCCAAGAGGTAACGCAAGATAATAAGTTCCATCCTGTGCGTGAGTATCTAAAGGGGCTAACTTGGGACGGTGAATGTAGACTAGATACTCTCTTTATCGATTATATCGGTGCTGAGGATACGGAATACATTCGAGCGGTTACTCGTAAATGGATGTGTGGTGCCGTAGCTCGTGTTATGGATCCAGGCGTTAAGTTCGATACGGCGATTGTGTTGTATGGTTCTCAAGGTCTTGGTAAATCCTTAATCCTAGAACGCTTAGGCCGTAAATGGTTTAATAACTCACTCGTTGATATCAAAACCAAAGATGCCCTAGAACAAATTCAGGGCTCCTGGATAGTCGAACTTGCCGAACTGGCACCTACCTATAAGAACGATAATGAAATCGTTAAGGCCTTTATCAGCCGTACCTCTGACCGGTTCCGTTCTCCGTACGGGAGACGCACCGAAGAGTGCCCTCGCCAGTGTGTATTCGCTGGTTCCACTAACAATCTTATGTTCCTTAAAGACCGCACCGGTAACCGCCGATTTTGGCCAATTACTGGCGATAAGGACCGGAAGACAAAGAACTCCTGGGACTTGTCAAAGGATGAAATTGACCAACTATGGGCAGAAGCGTTCGTGTATTGGTCTGAAGGTGAACCATTAGTACTCGAAGGAGCGCTTGAAGAGGAAGCCCTTAGAATTCAATTATCCCATACAGAAGGCGGTGAACTCGTAGGTCTCATTGAAGAGTACCTCGATATGCTACTTCCTGAAGATTGGGAGACAATGGATATCTACGACAGACGAGATTATGTCGCTAATTATGGCGATGACGATCATTGTGGTTCAGTGCAGCGGGAGCGAGTATGTGCCCTTGAGATATGGTGTGAAGTGCTTGGCGGGGACAGGAAGAACCTGCAGAACGCAAAGGCTAGAGAGATTATAGATATCTTACAATCAACGCCGGGCTGGAACCCATATACAAAAGGAACAGGAAAGGCACGATTTGGCAGGCTTTACGGTCCCCAAAGAGCGTTTATAAAGGAAGGTACAGACCTCCTATCTATCTATAAACGAAATCATGGTAAGTAGGTGTGTCCAATTATTTGAGGTGTGTCCAATTATTTAATAGGTATGAATGTTCGTAAAAATAAATATTCAAGCCTATACATCGATGAATTTTGATATAGTGTAATAATTGGACACACTAAACACGCTTGGACACACTAATCGGACACGGCCAAAAAGCAGATAACTGCTAATCTAAATAGTAAAGTGTATCTAGTGTGTCCAATTATTTATATAAAAATAAAAAAATAAATATATGAATAATTGGGTGTATATATATAAGCGTAAAAAACGCAAATACGCGTATATATATATGTTGGAAAAAAATTGGGCACTTCGGACACACCCCCCCCATAAATCCAGTATTGGTGCGGGTTCAAAGGCGTGTCCGAGGGTGTGTCCAATTATTAAATGAGAACGAGGTGAGAATGTGGAAAAAGACATCGAGCGATGGTTAGGAAATCAACTCAAAAAAATGGGGTGTATATATATGAAATTCGTGTCACCTGGAAATGATGGTGTCCCTGATCGGATTATTGTACTTCCTGGAGGCGGTGTCATATTCGTCGAGTTAAAGGATACAAACGGAAAGCTAATGGCTAACCAACGGGTACAGATTTCACGATTACGAAAGCAAGGCGCTTTAGTTTTCGTCGTAACCGGGATGTCTGATGCCAAGTTATTTGTTGAAGATATGGAAAGGGCGATACATGGACTTTCATCCACACGAGTATCAAAGCATTGCAATACAACGAATCATTGACAATACCCATTACGGCTTGTTACTGGATATGGGGTTAGGTAAAACCATATCTACACTCATTGCGATTGACCGGCTTATATATGATTACTTTGATATTAAAAAAGTATTACTCATTGCACCTAAGAAGGTAGCAGAATCTACATGGGCCCAAGAATCGCAAAAATGGAGTGCTACAAGACGTTTAACGGTGGCTAAGGTGTTAGGTTCCGAGAAAGAACGCATACACGCCTTAGAGAGTGAATCTGACCTTTATGTGATAAATCGTGAAAACGTGCAATGGTTATATGAGTACTATCATAAGAAAAAATCGTTCCCTTTCGATATGTTAGTTATCGATGAGAGTTCTTCGTTTAAGAACCCACAGGCTAAACGGTTTAAGGCGATACGGAAACTCCGTCCTCTGTTTAAGCGTATCGTCATACTAACAGGTACACCGGCACCGAATACCTTACTTGATATTTGGGCGCAGATGTATCTATTAGATGGCGGTGAACGATTAGGTAAGACGATTACCGAATATCGTACCCGGTATTTTACACCGGACAAAACTAACGGGCATGTCGTGTATAGCTACCGACTACTGCCAGGTGGTGACAAGGCGATATTCAGCAAGATGCAAGATATCTGTATGAGTCTAAAAGCGAAAGATTATCTTACACTACCTGAACGTATCGAGAATGTCATCACAGTAGAGATGAACCCTAAAGAATGGGAACTCTATAAACAGATGGAACGCGAGCACGTGCTTAGCTTAGCCAGTGATGACGATGTGAGTGCCCTTAATGCCGCGGCACTCGCCGGTAAATTGTTACAACTGGCGAATGGATCCATTTATAACGATGAGGGTGAAATTGTAGCCATCCATAACGAGAAGATTGAACGATTGAAAGAATTGGTAGAAACGAATGAAGGAAAACCGATGTTGATGTTCTACAACTTCAAGCACGACCTTCAGTCAATCAAAGAAGCGTTCCCTAAAGCCGTTGAGCTAAAGACCGATGATGATGTAGCGGAGTGGAATAAAGGTAACATTCAAATGTTATTGGCACATCCCGCATCAGCAGGGTATGGCTTAAACCTTCAGGCCGGTGGCAATATCATCGTATGGTATGGGCTAACGTGGAGCCTAGAGCAGTACCAACAAGCGAACGCAAGGTTACACAGGCAAGGACAAACACAACCCGTGATTATCCACCATCTAGTAACAAAAGGCACGATGGACGAGCAAGTTATGAAAGCATTAGAACGTAAAGAAGCGGGGCAAGATGCCCTCTTAGAAGCTATTAAATATCGTAAGGAATTGTATAAGGAGTAGAACTATGCAAAAGAAATGTAGACGATGCGGAGACACATTTACAGTAAAAACACACGAGGATTATTGCCCTGAGTGCGAAAAAGTTATGACACCTCCTGGTGCAGGCGTTAGTAAAGAGCTAACCTGTGAAGGATGTGGCACAACCTTCATTCACAAAAAAGAAAAAGCGCAAGGCCGTTGGCCTAAATATTGCCCAGAGTGTCTACCTAAGTATTCGAAGGTACCTAAGAAGAAGGAAGTAGCGGTAGAACCGGTAGCCCAAACTATCAAGGAGTCTGAAGTTAAGAACCTTGAATTGCCTAAGCAAGAAGATGTTATCAACCATCCTTCACACTACACACGCGGTAAGATTGAGGTTATCGACTTTATCGAGGATCAACAACTTCCATATCATCTAGGTAATGTAATCAAGTACGTTGCCCGAGCGGGGTATAAAGGTGACAAACTTGAAGACCTAAAAAAAGCACGTTGGTATTTGGATAGGTACATTAATGAGGTGATGCAGCATGAGTGACTATAAAGAAAAGGCATCGGCGTATCTGCAAGATATTAAGATGATAGCCATACGTATTCAATCACTACGGCAAGATATTCGCAAACTGCAGTATGATATCATCACCTTATCGGCGATTGATTATTCCAAAGACCGAGTATCAGGGGGCGGTACTCCGGTAGGGCTTGAAGGTGATGTGGCTAGACTTGTTGATACAGTCGATACCAAAAAACGGGAGATAGCAAAGCTTATAGCTAAAAGGGAAGAAGCTAGAGCTTTAATTGAACAGATAGAATGTATACCAGGGCGTATTATATTAGCGCAAGAATACATAAACGGGGCGTTCCCTAAGAAAGTACAAGCGATGATATATTACGAAAAAAGTAGTTACTTCAATTTAAAAAATAAAGCGTTGAACGAATTAGGGGAACTCCTTTCATAGTGGAGTACTTTGGAGTGTTTTGGAGTATTTTGGACTTAAATGAACCGACTTGACATAGTATAATGTAGTTGTGAAAGGTGTCATTAGTCATCTAACACAAATCCTCTCTTATACACAACTCGGCAAAAAGCACGGTGATGACGACCGTGCTTTTTGTTGTATGTAGCATTGTAAATACAGGGGCCCGTATTTATGGTGTAGGCGATCGCGTAAGCTAAGGAGAGGGAATATGTAAAAATAAAATTTACCGCACAATGAAACCAGGGCGAGCCGAATATGTCCACAACACATTATTAAGCTTATACATTATGAGCTTGCCCTGTATCGTTGTACGCTGACATCTGATGACTAGAACTAGTAGTCCTCCAATAACTATATAGCCTAACAACAACCAACTAGTCATCGGATTTGAGCGTACAAAGTATTAAGGTGAAAAGGTATGAGCACAGAAGTCAAATGTATTAAACGTAAATGCCTGAATAACAAGAACGGCGTTTGCACAGCAAAACTAATTGAATACGACGGCCTGTGTCAAACGTATATCACACACGACCACGCACATAAAAGTAATTGTGGATTATGCACTCGTTCGCACGGCCGATTTAAGAGAAACAGCCGTGATGTATTAAGATAGCCAGGAGGTGAGATAGTGGCTGCATTAGCAAACAAACGACATGAAAAATTTTGTCATGAGTACATCAAGGATATGAACGCTACACAGGCTGCTATTCGCACTGGTTATTCTAAGAATACAGCTAATAGAATAGGTAGTCGCTTGTTGTCAAATGTTGATATAAAAGCAAGGGTAGCTGAATTAAGGGAAGCCTACTTCAATGAAAACATCATGACGGCTCAGCAGGTCGAGTATGAGTTAACAAGAATTGCCCTGGGGCTCTCAAATGAAAAGCAAGTGGTTATCGAGGGCACAGGGGAAGGATGTTCCGAAGCTCGCATTATCGATAAACCGCCTGACGAGAAGTCAAGACTGAAAGCCCTGGAGCTAATGGCTAAACGCCATAGAATACTCAGCGGTGATACAACTATCGATATTAAGCCTGTACTCATCGTAGGTGGTGACGATATTGCAGACTAATAGAGTGTACTTGCCGGATATTGTAGGCAAGGGATACGGTGCTTTTTGGCGGTTCAAAGGTCGTTATAAAGTAGTCAAGGGCAGTCGTGCCAGTAAGAAGTCTTCTACCCAGTCTCTAAAAGTTATCATAGAGATAATGGAGAACCCTTGTATAAACTGGCTAGTCGTTCGTAAGACAGAACGGACTTTGCGTGACAGTTGTTTCGCGCAACTCAAATGGGCTATGCGCCAGTTAAAGGTGGAGCGGTACTTCAAATGTTCCGTATCTCCACTTGAGATAACGTATATCCCGACGGGACAGAAAATCTTATTTCGCGGTCTCGATGATCCTTTAAAGGTAACGTCCATTACTGTTGAAGTCGGTGCTTTGTGCAGGCTATGGATTGAAGAAGCTTACGAGATTATGAGTGAAGATGCCTTCAACAGACTGGATGAATCTATTCGTGGTCAGTTGCCTGATGGAATGTATCACCAGGTAGTGTTAACCTTTAACCCGTGGTCTGATAGGCACTGGTTAAAGAAGCGCTTCTTTGATGAGCCTAGCGAAAACGTATTGGCCATGACTACGAATTACCTGTGTAACGAGTTCCTGAGTGAATCGGACTTAGTGTTATTCGAAGAAATGAAGAAGAACCCTAAGCGGTACCAGGTAGCGGGGCTCGGTAACTGGGGTGTTGTTGAAGGCCTGGTTTACGAAAACTGGAAAGAACAAGAATTTAATGTCGATGCAATTAGAGGTCAAACCGGTATCAAGTCCGCGTTTGGCCTTGATTTTGGTTATACAGTAGACCCTACAGCGCTAGTGTGCATGCTTGTTGATATGGTGAATAAGAAAATCTATATATTCGACGAGCTGTATGAAACAGGGCTTACGAATCAACAATTAGCGTCTCGTATCAAGGATATGGGGTATGCGAAAGAGAAGATAAGGGCCGATAGCGCCGAGCCTAAATCCATTGAGGAATTATACCAGGCGGGGCTAAAAGGAATAACCGGGGCACGCAAGGGTAAAGACAGCATATTAAACGGCATTCAGCGAATACAAGACTACGAATTAATCGTTCATCCAAGATGCGTTAATGTGCTGCGTGAATTATCCACGTACCAATGGGCGAAGGATCGCTTTGAGAAATACACAGGGAAACCTGAAGACGAAAACAACCATGCTATGGATGCTATGCGGTATGGTTTGGAAGATATTAATGTAGAAAGGTGGTCGTTTGATTGATATTATCTCAGCTATGGGACCGCATCATAAAAGGTTCAGCGACTATGTCGGAACGCGAGTTCCTACAAGCACAACTGCGTAATTTTCTAGGTGGCGAACAGCGGAAAACGATGTGTACTGCTATCGATTATTATGACGGTAAACATGACATTTTGAATAAGCAACGATACGTTATTGGTGAGGGTAATACACGAATAGCGTTACAGGGCGTTCCTAATAATCAGATTGTGGATAACCGATTTGATGATTTGGTAGACCAAAAAGTTAACTACTTATTGTCCAAGCCGTTGGATATTAACACTGATGATGACGAGCTCGATAAGATGTTCGGTGTTCAGTTCCAACGACTATTGAAGTCTGTTGGCAAGTTCGCAACGATGGCGGGTAAGGCTTATATCCATCCTTACATCGGTATTGATGGCTCACTTAAGTTCAAAATGATGAAACCGCATCAAGTTTTACCATTTTGGGCAGATGAGGAACACACACAACTAGATGCGTTCCTTTACTTGTACGATATTGAGTACTACACAGGATTAGAAACTAAGACTATTCACAAAGTCGAATACTACACACCGAATGGTATTCAGTATTACGTATGGGATATGGAACGTTTACTTCCTGATCCGGATAAAGAAAGCACTGCTAATTTTGCGATTGCCGATAAACCGTATAACTGGGAACGCATTCCTCTTATCATGTTCCGTGCGAATGAATTTGAGCAACCGCTTATCGATAAGGTTAAATCCTTACAAGATGCACTTAACCGATTACTATCTAATTTTCAAGATAATATGGAAGAAGATATCCGCAGCACAATTTTGATACTACAGAACTATGACGGCGAAAATCTTGCTGAGTTCCGTCAAAATCTTGCATCGTATGGCGCGATTAAGGTTCGCACAGTAGATGGTGTCAATGGCGACGTGAAAGCCTTAAAAATAGAGGTGAATAGCGATAACTACCAATTACTGATTAACATTTTGCGTAAAGCTATTATCGAGAACGGCCGGGGCTTTGATGCTAAGGACGATCGTATGGCTAACAATCCTAATCAGATGAACATCATGTCCATGTACTCTGATATTGATTTAGACGCTAACGAAATGGAGCTCGAATTTAAATCTAGCTTGCACGATTTGATGTGGTTCGTTAACACGTATCGTGGTTTAACTAATCAAGATACAGTTGAGGAAGTGGATTTCATATTCAATCGTGACCTACCTATCAATGAAGGCGATACGATTAATAACTGCAAAAACTCCGTTGGTATCATCTCCAATGAAACCATTATCGCAAATCATCCGTGGACAACAGATGCTGCGGAAGAACTTGCTAAAGTAAAAAAGGAACAGTCCGAAGTAACAGCAGATTTTGTTGTACCGAACGGCGGTGAGGCAGATGGCGAATGATTACTGGGAGAAACGGTATGAGCGGTTACTAGATGAATCGTTTCAAAAAGCGAATCTCACTGATGGGGAAATCAAAGCTAACTACGGCAGGGCGTTACGCAGGATAGAAAAGGCTATCAACGATTGGTATCGTAGGTTCGCAACAGAAAACGGACTTCAACTAGCCGAAGCAAGGAAACTTCTGAACGCCTACGAGATGAAAGCCTTTAAAATGGATTTAGCTGAATTCAAGGCAGAGGCTAAGAAACTCGGCGTATCTGAAGAACACCAACAAATGCTATCGAACGCATCCATTCGTGAGCGGTTAAGCCGTGAACAGATGCTGTATATCAATGTGGTTCACGAGCTCGAAATACTGGCTCAAAAGCAGAGTATTTCGCTGAACGATTTACTGAAAGATGTGTATCAATCCTCCGCGTACAAGTCAGCATACACCGTGCAGACGCAACGCGGAGAATACTCACCTATTAATACGATTGATAGTAAACGCGTTGAAAGCGTGGTTCACAGTCAATGGGCGAGCGATGGCAAGGATTTCAGTAGTAGGATTTGGGGAGATACAAGTAAGCTAGTCGCTAATTTACAGAATGATTTCACGCAAGCCCTTATTATCGGGCAAGGGGCGGACACGATGGCAGATAATCTGAATAAGCGGATGAAAACATCGTACAGTAACGCTAAGCGGTTAATCGAAACAGAGACCGCACGTGTACACGAGCAAGGGTTTCTTGATAGCATGAAAAACATGGATGTCGAGGAGCTGGAAATACTGGCTACACTCGACAGTCACACTTCATCTATCTGTAGACACATGGATCGTAAACGTGTCCGAGTCGTTGATGCTAAACCAGGCGTAACCGTTCCGCCGTTCCATTGCTATTGTCGGTCAACTACAATTCCATATATCCCTGGACTCGAAGGCACTCGAACAGGTAGAAATCAGAACGATAAGAGTACTGATTTTGACGGAGCGATTACCTACGAGGAATGGGAAAAAGAATATATCAATTAGCAGCGGAAACGCTGCTTTTTTATTGCCATTTTAGTATTGTTGGGCGATAACTAACAAGACCGTAGCCGTGAGGTGTGGCTCACGAAAATAAAGCGAAATGGGTATTTTTTAAGGAGGTCACTATGACTAAGGAAGAATTGTTAGCACTAGGATTAACTGAAGAACAGACTGCTAAGGTCGTTGAAGACTATGGCAAGAATTATGTGTCTAAGGATCAATTCAATGCTAAAAACGAGGAACTCAAATCCGTTAAAGGGGAGCTCACGACTCTTAATAGCGAAATTGATAACCTCAAAAAATCTAATGCGGATAATGCGGAGCTTGCGAAACAAATTGAAACGATGAAAGCTGATGCGGAATCTCGTAAAGCTGAATACGAGGGTAAAATCGCACAACTTGAAATCGACAATATTGTGAACGTAGCATTGTCTAACGCAAAAGCTAAAAACAACGTTGCAGTCCGTGCACTCTTGGATTTAACCGATGCAAAAGTGAAGGACGGCAAAATCAAAGGATTAGATGAACAACTTGCTGAAGTTGCCAAAGCTAATCCTTATTTATTTGGGGAAGCGTCCGCCCCTAAAGGTGTAGCGCCTGGTAACCCTGGCGGTAAAGCACCAAGTGGCGCAGTAACTAAAGAAGACTTCGCTAAAATGACGTACTCTCAACGTGCGGAGTTATTCGCAAACGATGTTGAACTTTACCATTCATTAACAGGAGGAAACGCTAATGAATAAACAATTCTCTTTTAATTTACAAACATTCGCAGCAGGTGTTACGCAAGTTGCTAATGTAGTTAACCCTCAAGTAATGGCGGACATGGTGTCCGCGGGCTTGCCAAAAGCTATTAAATTCACTCCAATCGCTAAAATCGATAGAACTTTGACAGGCGTACCTGGTAACGAAATCACTATTCCAGCATGGGGCTACATCGGTGATGCGGAAGACATCGCAGAAGGTGTTGAAGTGCTTGCAACTCAAATGTCCGCTTCTACTGCTAAAGCTAAGGTTAAAAAAGCAATGAAACGCGTTGATATCACAGACGAAGCTAAATTGTCCGGTTACGGTGACCCAGTAGGCGAAGCTACTCATCAATTACGCTTGTCCTTGGCTTCTAAAATCGACCAAGACGTAGTAACAGCTCTCGGTGGTGCTACTCTTACAGCAACAGACACTAAAGTTATCTCCTACGAAGGTGTCGTTAACGCTGTAGACAAATTGAACGAAGAAGATTACGTTGAAAAATATTTGTTCGTAGCACCTTCTCAAATTACAGCTCTTCGTAAAGACGCTAACTTCATTGATAAAACAAAATATGGTAACGACGTTATGATGACAGGCGAAATCGGTATGATTGCAGGCTGTCGTGTTGTAACATCTCGCCGCATCAATGACACAGGCGCAACTGTTGATAACTTCATCGTTGGTGTAACGGCAGAAGTAGAAGATGGTACACCTGTATTACCTGCAGTAACAATTTATCTTAAACGTGACGTTATGATTGAAGCTGATCGTGTTCCTGAAAAAGGCTTGGACAAAATCGTTGTTAACGAACACTACGTTGTTGCATTGACTAACCAATCCAAAGTTGTAAAAGCTACATTCAAAAAATAGTAGGTGAATAATATGACCACGAAAGAGACAGTTTTACAAATTCTTGAATCGTGGCTTGGGTATGACGCAATTTCTGATATAAATATCATTGAGTATATGATTGATGCGGAAACGCAACATATCCTCAATGATATCAATCAGAAAGAACTACCTAGCGAATTACAGCACGTTCTCGTATATCGTGTAATTGGCAGCTATATCACCACAAACAAAAATAAATTGATTGAAGCTGACGGAGAGATGGCGAGCTCCATTAAAATGGGCGATACGGAAGTTCAATTTAAAGGAACAGACAAGGCATCCCGTCTCCAAGAATTGGCCACCGCTTTGAGTGGATATGGAAGGGGTGACCTAGCATGCTTCCGACGGCTAAGATGGTAGACGCTGCTAGAAAGCAGTTAGAGCGATTATACGATTGTACGTGTTATGTTATCTCCGAAGTGGATGCAATGGACCCCGATACTGGAATTATGAGTAAAACTGCCAGTAGAGAGGGCCCTTTTGCTTGTAGAATTAGCTATAAAACTCTCTCTACAGGTCAAAACGCTGAGATTGCGAAATTTAGTATCACCACGGTGCTTTTCACCGCTCCGGATGTAATCATACCTAATGGGGCTCGAATCGAGCTTATAGGGCGAAATACGAAGCAACTTTTTCGCAGTGCTTCGATTTCTGCACGATATGACACCCATCAAGAGGTGCAACTCGAAAATTTAGAGGTGCATTGACATGGGTGTTGAATTCGACATGGAAGATTTTGCTGAATTTAATCGAAGCCTGGTCAAAATGAGTCAATCGGGCAGTCTTCAGAACTTCAACAAGCAAGTTGTGAAGGAAATGGCTGGTGTGTATGTGCGTGAAGCTAAATTGAACACACCTGTAGGCAAACGATCGGTTAAATTCATGCAAAACGGCAAAGTACAAACAAAGTACTTTGATAGTGAGCATACCCGCCAATCGTGGAGTGTTGGTAGATATCAACTGAACGAAAAAACCGGACGGGTTGAGGTGTTTAACACATCCTCTTACGCCTCGTTCCTTAATGATGGCCATCGGCAAGAAGTTGGGAGATTTCTTCCGTGGATAGGTCAATCTAAAGGCGGAGTTATGCAAGGTGGTAGACTGAAAAAGCCTTGGGTAGATGGTGCGTACATGCACGAAAAAGCCGAAAAGGCACTCAGTAAAAACGCTAAACGTATTATGGAAATTACATTAAAGAAATGGATTGAAAAGCATGGTGGATTCTGATGTATTAACAGCTGTATCTAAAGCCGTACATACGGCACTTAACGTGCCTATATACCTAGAATTCAAAGAAAACAATATGACATTCCCTTGCGCATATATCAAGGTGATTGAACCTAGTATGGGCAGACATGTCGGTGATCTTTACAATACTTCTTTGGATTTAGACATCATGTATTACGCCAATAATCTTGATGTGGTTACTGATACGCGAAAACTCATTGATATTCCTAGCGTGCTGTATCTGTTACTCGAATTTGTACAAGTTGGGGAACGTACAATTATGGGCGCTGGCATGAAATATAAGATTTCAGACGGTGTGCTGCACTTCTTCGTGACGTATGAAAACATACTCCGGAAAGTGGACAAACCTGTCGAGCGGATGAAGCACATGGAATTAACGGAAAGGGTAAAAGATGGCAGATGAAAAAGAAACAGTCGAGGTAACGGCTGAACAACAATTTGATGCTTACGCTATCATTGCATCTGACAAGTACAGACGGTATCGTGATTTACTCACTTGCCTTCTTAACGAAGATGAAATGTATACGGAAAGCGACATTGATAGAATTTTAAATCAGGCATTAACAACGCCTGTGAAAGGTTAGTGAAATATGGCATTAGGTGGTGGCACATTCTTATTCCACAATAAAGTATTGCCAGGTACTTATATTAACTTCGTATCCAAAGACCGAGCATATGCAGAAGTATCTGACCGCGGCTTTGGTGCGATGCTGCTCTCCTTTGATTGGGGCCCAAGTGGTGAAGTGTTCCGTGTAGACAACGACACATTCCAAAAGGATTGTCAAAAATACTTTGGTTATGACTACGGCCATGACAAAATGAAGGGCTTACGTGATTTGTTCCGTGGTTTGAAAACTGGTTACTTCTACCGCTTAAACTCTGACGGTGCGCAAGCTACAAGCACAATCGGTAAAGCAAAATATAAGGGGATTCGTGGTAACGATTTGGGTGTATCTGTTCAAGCTGATCCAGATAACACAGGTAAATTTATTGTAACTACTTACCTCACTACAGGTGATGTTCGTAAAGCAGTAGATATTCAAAAGAACTTGAAGAATGCGACAGAACTGCAAGATAACGATTACATCGTATTCACTAAAACTGGCGCATTAACTGCTACAGCTTATACTGCACTATCCGGTGGTACTAACGGCTCCACAATCACCGTTAAGAACTACCAAGACGGCATTGATATGCTTGAACCTTACTACTTCAATACGTTGGGTTACGCTGGTGCGGACGACACAATTAAGAACTTGCTTATTGCATTTACTAAACGTTGCCGTGAACAAAGTGGCGCTAAATTCCAATTAGTGATTCATGGTAAGACTGGGGTCAACTATGAAGGTGTTATCTCCATCCTTAATGACGTAACCGATGAAGGTGCCGAAAGAGGCTCTTTGGTGTACTGGACATTAGGTCAAGAAGCATCCTGCAATATCAATGCTACAGTAGGCAACATGATTTATGACGGTGAATACACTGTAAACGTTAAGTACAAACAGTTCGAACTTGAGCAAGCTATCAAAGACGGTATGTTCATGTTCCACAATGTTACTGACTCTGTTGGCGGTAATATCCAAGGCGACGTTCGTGTATTGAAAGACATCAACACATTTACTGAATTCAGTAAAGTTAAAAACCGCGACTTCTCTCTTAACCAAGTCATTCGTGTATTGGATAACTGGGCAGTTGACGGCGCTAGATTGTTCAATAAAACGCATCTTGATAAATCCCCTAATGACCAAGCTGGTCGTGAGTCCTTATGGGGCGACCTTGTATATCTTGCTGAGCAGTACCAAAAAGTACGTGCTATCCAAAACTTCGATGATAAGGATATCCCAGTACCTACGCAAGGCGATAACAAGGAAGATGTATTGGTTAACGTACAATTACAGCCAACTGTGGCTATGGAAAAATTGTACATGACTGTTGTAGTAGCCTAGGAGGATAACGTATGGAAAATGAAATTTTAGATGCATTGAAAACGATGGATGCAGCTGACGTTGTTTCTTCTAAATTAGCGTCTTGCTATATCGTAGAGAACGGTAATAGATATTTACTGTTTCAAGCTAAGAAACTTAGCGCAAAAATTAAAAAGAATAAGGAAAAAGTGGCAATCTTGGGCCGTATCGGTGCAGGCAATAAGTCTACCTCCGTAGAATACAGCGGTAGCTTAACAATTTACCACAACACAGCTTTATTCGATAAGATGGTTGAAAAATACTTGAAAACTGGTGTGGATACATACTTTGACATGCAAGTAGTTAACAACGATCCAACTTCTAAAGCAGGTCGCCGTTCTGTAATTCTAAAAGGTGTGAACCTTGATGAATTAACAGCAGCAGAGTTCGACGCTGAAGGCAAATACATCGAACAAGAACACAACTTCACTTATGAAGGTGTTAAATATGTTCAACACTTTAATGAATTAGACGGGATGCAAGCCTAGTGCTTGCTCCCTTTTTTTAGGAGGTTTTTACAATGGCTGAAAATTTAAGCGCATTCCTTAAACAAAATGTTGATGTAGTCAACGAAACAGAATACGTAGCATCTAAACGTATCAAAGTGAATGGCGAGCCAGTAGCATGGAAGATTAAAACATTAGCTACTGATGAAACAGAAAAAATGCGTAAGAAATACACTAAACGCATTACTGACCGCATCACTCGTCAATCTGAAGAACGCTTTGATGCGACTGCATACAACGAAGATGTGCTATCTAAGGCAATCACTTATCCTAATCTTTATGATGCGGAACTTCAAGATAGCTGGGGCGTTACTGAACCGGTTGAGCTTGTAAAAGCAATGCTCACACCAGGTGAATACGCTGACCTATTGGCAGCAGTAACAGAAGCCCAAGGCTATGATGTAGGCATGGAAGATAAGGTAAAAGAAGTAAAAAACTCCTAGAATCCAATGAAACAGAAACGATGTTCGCATATTTGGCATTTGTTAAATACCATATGCGACCTTCTGTTTTTGCGGATATGGACATGAATGAAAAGGCTGTAGTAATTGCCTTTATTCAGCAACATGCTAAAGACGAGCAAGATGAAATGAATAAGGCAAAAAGGGGGTAATGAATGGCTACACTTTCTAACTATATAAGCCTCTCTACTAATATTCCTAATGCTATGAACGCAGCCGCAAACGCAACAACTAAAGCCTATCAATCCATGAACACGCTACACAATAAGATGAACGGTGTATCGAGTGCTAGTGAAACGCTAAAAGCTAGCATGGGCGGTATCATGAACAGCTTTGCCGGTAACCTGTTGGCTAGTACAGTAATGAATGGCATTGGCGCTATAAAAGGTGCTATCGAATCGATTCAAGATACTGCTACAGAATGGGCACAGGTACAAGCTCGCCTTAAATTGGTAGCCGGTAGCCAGGAAAATGCTATTTACCTAAATAAGCAGATATTTGAATCCGCACAGCGTGCAAGAGGCGGGTATTTGGAAATGGCAGACGCCGTAATCCAGGTATCTCAATCCGCACATGACGCGTTCCCAGACCCAAGAAAAGCCGTAGAATTTATGGAAGGTATCCAAAAGGTATTCGCTATTGGCGGTGCATCGAAAGAAGCACAAAAGAACGCCATGCTTCAGTTAACGCAAGGTTTAGCATCCGGTCAATTACAAGGTGACGAGTTCCGGTCTATTGCTGAAAACGCGCCTATGATTGAAAACATCATTGCTAAATCTATGGGCGTATCCCGTGGCGAACTTAAAAAGCTAGCATCGGAAGGCAAGATTACCGCTGAAGTAATTAAAAACGCTATTATGAATAACTTGCCTGAGATTGAAAAGCAGTTCGAATCGCTTCCTAAAACATGGGGCGATCATATGCAGTCGATTAAGAATAAAGCTATTCGGGCGTTCGAACCTGTGTTCCAACGAATATCCGACCTTGCTAACAGCGAGGGTATCCGTGAGTTAGTGGACAACGTAACGGGAGCTATCCAAATGGTAGCACCGGTATTCTATTGGCTCGTAGGTGTTATCGGTGAAACGATTAATACTGCAGTGTGGGCGTTTAACACGTTATCTAATTTTGTTAGACAGCACTCGTCTATCATGTATACAGCAATGATAATACTGGGCGGTGTAATGGCGTTTTATGCAATCCAGGCCGGTATAGCAGCCGGAAGAACGATTCTCGCTGCCGGTGCTATGGCGATTAAGGCTGTAGCAGACTGGGCTGAAACTGCTGCCCTTTTGGCAATGATTGTAGCTCAAGAAGGATTGAACGCCGCATTATACGCGTGTCCGTTAACATGGGTAATCGGCTTGATTGTTGCAGTTATAGTCATAATCTACTTAGCTGTAGAAGCTATTAACTATTTCTGTGATGCGAATATTAGCGTGCTGGGAATCGTAGTTGGCGCTTTTTGGGCATTCGGTTCCGCTATTTTCAATGTGTTTGCACTAGGCTGGAATATTATCGCAGCATTTGTTAATTTCTTGGCCAACGTATTCAAAGACCCGTTACATGCAGTCGCTAACTTGTTTATCGACATATGGAACGGCATTTGGCAATTCGTAAAAGCCCGGATTAACGACATCATAGATGCGATTAATAAAATCCCTGGCGTAAATATCGATAAAGTAGGCGGGTCTACTGGCGTAATAGAACGATTCGAGATTGCCGGCGGTGAAACCACTGTCATGGGTAAAATGGATTATTCTAGTGTTACGGGAGCTTTCGGCGAAGGCTATAACATTGGGGCTAACCTTAGTCTGGGTGATTTAATGCCTAACATGCCTGGTGTTAAAACTCCTCAAGAGTTTGACGCTAGCAAAATTACTCCAGGTGCTGATCATGATGCGGCCGATAAGACTAAGAAAAATACAGGTAAGACTGCCAAGAACACAGGCAAGATTGCCAAGTCTATCGACATGACAAATGAGGAAATCAAGGCACTCCGTGAAAGCGCTATCGATAAGTCCTTGAAGAGATGGCAAGATGCGAATGTAATTCACATCCAAATGAATAACGATGTGGAAATCAATAACGGCACTGACCTAGACGGCTTTACAAGTCAAATCTCGAAAGGCTTGAAAGACGCATTCGCAATTCAAAGGGAGGGAATCTAAATGTATTACTTCTATATGGGGACGATGCAGATACCGATTCCCCCTAAAGAATTAACCACTACTATCAATGGCAAGAACGAAACAATGGAACTATTGGGGAAAGGCGAAGTTAACGTTATTAAACCTGCAGGGCTTACTGACATTGCTTTTAAATTCTTATTGCCTAACTCCGATTATCCATTTAATGAGTCCTTGGTCTTTAAGTCTAAGAAGGCTAAGTACTACATCGATGAACTCGAAAAACTCAAAACTACAAAGACGATCTTCCAATTTATCGTAGTTCGAATGAAACCAGGCGGACAGATGCTAGCCATGACTAACATGAAATGTACGCTTGAAAACTACGTCATTGAAGAAGATGCAGATAATGGTTTTGATTCGTATGCTAGCGTTACATTGAAACAGTGGAAACCTTGGGGTGCTAAACGGATTGAAGTGAAGACCGATAAGGATGGTACTGCAAAAGGTAGCGTTAAGTCGGACAGACCAACGGACGGCAAGGTGGCTGCATCTACTGCTAAAGTATCCAAAGGGCAGACTTTACAACAAATCGTTAAGAAGCAGCTAGGCAATACGGATAACTTATTCCAAATCGCAGCCCTTAACAAAATTGCTGTACCTGCTATCTTGGGAGTTGGCCAAATCGTCCAGCTTAAACGAGAGGGTAATAACGAATGGCTATAGATGAAAAGAAAACAGTCGAAAAATCTCAAATCAATGGCACTATCATTCCGTTACCCATGCCTACGCAACTACACTATGAGCTAACCATCAGAAACAAAAGCACTGGTGATTTATGGCTCATAGAACCTGAAGACGGCGTACAAATTACGAGAGCAGTTGACTGCGTTCCAAGTAAGATGACATTCAAAGTACCTAAAGACCCTAACCTCAATTTTGAAGAAGGTGATACTGTTAAGTTCACTTTAAACGGAGGGGCGGTGTTCTTTGGGTATGTCTTTGAGAAACAGCGTGACGGCAAGAACTCTATATCAGTAACTTGCTATGATCAGATACGCTATCTCAAGAATAAAGACTGTTATGTTATCGGAGCGATGACTGCGACAGAGTTCATCAAAATGGTGGCCGACGACTTTGGTTTGAAATGTGGTTATATGGACGATACCGTGTGGAAAACTCCGGAGAAACCTCAAACCATATTCAAAGATAAGTCACTGCAAGAAATGATATGCCAACTACTCGATAAAACGGCTATTTACACGCCTAATCATGCATTCTACCATTTGTATGATGACGCGGGCGAGTTACGGCTAGCATCGTTTGAGACTATGAAAACAGATATTTACATTGATGACGAGTGTATGGAAGACGTGCAATATACGACTTCCATAGACAAGGAAACATACAACTATGTAAAAATCGTCCGCACAGTTCCAAACGGCGCATCAAGTAAGTTGGAAAACACATTCATAGCTAAGGACGATAAGAACATCGAGAAATGGGGCAGATTACAGTATCTGCTCATTCCTAAAGAGAAGGACATCAACGCAGTAGCACAAGCCAAGGCAATCATGGCTCACAAAAACAAGAAAAGCCGTGAAATCAAACTCAAAAATGTCATTGGCGATGTGCGTGTACGTGGGGGTTCTTTGGTATATATCAATCGAAACTTTGGCGATATGATTGTTAATAATTACATGATGGTAACATCTGTTACCCATACGTTTAAAACAGGATTTCACGGAATGGATTTAGATTTACGATACGTTGATAATGATGCAGCTTATGAAGTTGCAAAAGACGAAGATGCGGAAGCAGTTAAGAAGATTGAAGCTGCTAAGAAAACCAAAGGTACTGCAGTCGCTACTGGGGCAGGCGGTACAGCAGGTCAAGTCGATACCGCATTCAGCGCCAATGACGGCCGAGTATCTCAATATGGTAGCGTAGGGTGCGCTGACACAGTATGCGCTACTGGGTCTTGGTACAATTCTGATTTGAAAGCAGAATATGACAAAGGGACGGCATCTGTTCCTACACTTCGCCAAAACCTAGAAGCGAAAGGCTATGTTACCGAGCAGTTTAACGGCTATGCCAATAAAGGCGATTTATTGATTTACGGCGACGATGATCATGTCGTAATCGCTGATGGCGCAGGCGGGTGCTTTGGTAACTCCTCTAGCCGTGGATATGCTATGAAGTATGGCAACGCAAATTATGCATGGCATAATGACGAAGCACCTACTAAGATTATTCGAATGGGGGCTAAATAATGGATAGCGAGTACATGAAAATCGTTAACACGATTAAAGAAATAGCGAGCACCGTTATATCGAATGGTGAACCTATGGAAGTAATCGTCGGCGAAGTTGTCAGTGTATCCCCGCTAGCTATTAAGATTGACCCTAAACTAACTGTACCTGAAGAGAATATTATTCTTACCAAAAACACCTGTGAATGGACTATGGAGATGAGCGTTGATCATGTTACAGAAAACCGAGCAGGTGGCGGTGGTATGGCTGAATACGCAAGCCATAACCATGAGTACAAAGGGCGTAAGAAATATCTCGTTCATAACCAATTAGTGATGGGCGATAAGGTCATTATGCTGAAGGAAACCGGCGGACAGCGTTACATAGCGTTAGACCGTTGGTATAACCCGAACAGGGGGTGCACGACTAAGTAATGGCAGATAATTTACTATTACCAAAACAAAATAACGATGCGCTTATTCCTGACACAGTGAATTACATTGAACCGTCGCATACGTATGATGTTGATTTTAGAACGGATAGCCAAATTAGGGGCTATGCAGATAAATTGCGAGCTATGGAGCAAGCGATTTATAAAATCATCAATACAGAACGGTACCAATATATTATTTACAGTTGGAATTATGGCATCGAATTACAGGACTTATTCGGTCAGCCAATTCCATATGTGTACGCTGAGTTACAGCGACGCATAGAAGAGGCTTTACTGAATGACGATAGAATAACTAAAGTATACAACTTTGATTTTAGCCACGAAGGTGGTGACGTCATGGTTGAGTTTGATGTAGATACCACCTATGGTACGCTACAAAAAATCAAGAAAGGGGTGAAAGGTATTGTATGAGCATATGACGGCCAATCGAATTGAAAAACGAATGCTCGATAGAGTTAAAGATGAATTCGATCGGCGCGAAGGTAGTGTTATATACGATGCTACAGCTCCGGCAAGCGTTGAGTTTGCAGAACTATATATCCTAGCCGATGTTATTTTGAAACAAGCGTTTGCAACTACTGCAGACCGTGAATTCTTGATACTTCGTGCAGCAGAGTTTAATATTTACCCGGAACCTGCAACGCAAGGCGAATTTGAAGCCCAGTTCAATATGGAAGTACCGATTGGCTCCAGGTTTAACTACAACGAATATAACTTTGTTGTAACAGAGTTAATCGACGATACAGAACATAAGTACAAGCTCAAATGTGAACAGTACGGACGCACTCCTAATGCGACCACAGGTGATATTACGCCAATCCAAGGTATTAATGGCCTTACCTCTGCGAAGATATTGAAGAATATCACGCCAGGTGAAGATGAAGAAGACACAGAAGTGTTTAGAAAACGATACTTTGATGCTTTAAAATCAAAAGCTTATGGTGGCAATGGTGCTGATTACAAGGAAAAGGTATTAGCTATCCCTGGCGTTGGCGGTGTTAAAGTATACCGCTGTTGGAATGGTGGCGGTACAGTTAAGTTAGTCGTTTTAAATAGTGACTACAAGCCGGCAGCAGATGAACTGATTAAGGAAGTAGAGAACGTTATAGACCCTGCACCGAAAGGCAAAGGCTATGGGCTCGCTCCTATTGGCCACACTGTAACAATCGAAAAAGCTGACCCGGTAACGATCAACTACCGAATTGAGGTCACTATGATGAGCGGGCACAACATTAACGAAATTCAAACCCTTGCAGAAAACGCCATCAAGCAACGATTACTTATTCGCGCTAAAGAATGGTGTAATCAAGACGAGAAGGAACATGTTATTCTTCGGACTAGTCTTGTAACGGCTTTAATGGTTGAGCTTCCTAATGTTCTTGACGTAGGTAGGATTACTATAAACGGTGCTTCTGTTTCAAAACTTGAATTGAAGGATAATCAAATCCCAGTAGTAGGGACGATTACTTTGGTGACAGTATGATTACAGACTTTGGGATTTTTAAACGGGATATTGATATCTCACAATTCGCCGTTCCGTTAACTCGAGATTCTCGGGATATCCAAGAAGTCTATCGAGTAGAATCGGCAGAACTGCAACTACTATGGGATATCATGCTAGATATCTTTAAAGAAGAATACATCTATACCGCAGCAGATTACGGGCTTGAAGCATGGGAACAAATATTGGGCATCAATCCTCCGGATTTGACAGACACAGAAGGACGCAGAAGTGAAATACTATCAGTATTAATCGGTCAGCGTCCTTTTACTATGCCAAAAGTACAGGAGATGCTTAACTTCAAGTTTGGTAATCGTGTAGTAACGCACTCTGTTAACTCCGATAGATATGAGTACTGGTTAGATGTAGTAGATGGTTTTGAGACACAGCTCAACAATATCATTGATTACGTTGAGCCGTTAATACCTAAAAACTTAATCATCAAAACTAAAAGTACTACAAATCTTAACGGTGAAATATATGTAGGTGCTATATCTGATGTATACGAGTCCTTCCATGTCGGAGCGGCATTAGATAAGTTTGACTTTAAAGTAGGCTCTGACATCAATATAGGCATGAGCTTCGACGTATTAGAAACAATTAAAGTATAAGGAGAACACATGGCTTCTATTTATCCAAATACACGATTAACCAATTACGGCCGTGAGTTAATCGCAAGATCGCAAGCAACCGGCAAGAAGTTGCAATACATTAAGCTAGTTACTGGTGACGGTCAGCTTGATAATCAAAATATCGATACTATGACCTCTGTACTAGCCCCAAAATTAGAGTGCCCGTTCACTTCGGGCGGTGAATTCGTAGGCGATGGCCAATTTAGAATTGAGTTTGCCGTTAGCAATAGCACGGTAACTAGTGGATTCTTCGCTAGGGAGTTAGGCGTGTATGCTAACCTTGAGGGCGAATCTGATTCTGCGGCTAGACTAATCGCATATAGTAACGGCGGTAACTACGCATCCTATATTCCGTCTAAGGAGACACCGATTAATTCTAAAGTATTTTCTTTAGATGTAGTAATCGGTAATTCTACGAACGTAACTGTTAAGAAGATTGATGCGGCATATCTAACAAGAGGGGCGCTAGATTCCCATAATCGTGATACAAGTGCGCACACCAATATCACAGACCAAATTAAGGCGATTCTCGGAAGTGCGAACTGGAACGACTCCCCGGCAAGTACACTTGTTACAATCAAAAACTTATTAGGGCAAGGCGCAATCGTAGCGTCTAAACTCGACGCTAATGCGGGGTTTGTTAAATTCGCTAATGGTTTCACTATCCAGTGGGGAATTGGTGGCCAAGATAATGTCATAAAAACGGAAGTAACGTTCCCTGTTAGATTTACAAGATTATTCATGGCAAATGCGATTGATGCGTATTGGAGTGGGTCAGATACACCAAGATATTTTGCAAACTCTGCAAGCGAAAGCAACAATACAAAAGCTGTATTTGTGGCGAGTGATAGATATGCTGCATCCTATCACTGGTTCGCACTAGGGATTATCTAGTTACCTATGATAATGAACATAATCTGATCACCGACACCTTGTTGTCCTCTGTAGTCACTATCCTTATATGTTAGCTGATTTCTAGAAGTAGATAGAATGATTTCAGAAAATGAATAATCACCGTTATATCTTGCGGTAGAAACGGCGATAGTCTTGTTGCTGAACTCTACCGGGTAGCGCACAGTCCAAGGCTTAGGCTGATTATAGGCATTAAATAATATCCACTGGATATTAATTCTTCCCTAC